GCGAGCACCTGGAGGGCGCCATCAATAACAGGCGAGCGAACAATGTCAAAGAGTGCAGGTATTCGAGCTCCGATATTGTTGCCAAACCACGACTCATAAGTAAACGTTGCCTGCACCTGCCGGTCGATGTGTGCATGCAACGACGGATCAACATCAGGCTGCAACACGATAAATCCGTTAGTGATGAACTCGCGAACCTGCTCGTCGGAGAGTAGCTTCATTGATGAACGCCTCGTGATTGGCAAAATTTGCAGACAGACCTTGCCAGACTGGATCCGGCAAGATCAAATGGGCCTCTCATAAATTAGACGACGACTCCATGCCCTACTTTGAACGTGACGACATCTCGATCTACTACGAAATTCACGGCGAAGGGTATCCCATCCTGCTGTTTGCACCCGGTGGTATGCGTTCATCAATACCGATCTGGACCAGTGGTTCTGAATGGAACCCGATCACCGCTCTGACGCCACACTATCAAATCATCGCGATGGATCAGCGCAACGCGGGCAAGTCGACCGCGCCGATATCCGGCGCAGACGACTGGACGACTTACACCAATGATCACATTGCTCTGCTTGACCACCTGAACATCAACCACTGTCACGTGCTGGGTGGCTGCATCGGTGGGCCCTATTGTCTGGGCTTGATGGAAGCCCAACCTGAACGTGTTGGTGCCGCTGTCCTCCAGCAATCGATCGGTGCCGATAATAACCGTGATACTTTCTACGACCTCTATGACGGCTGGGCCAACGCCTTGAGACCGAATCGACCGGAGGTATCAGAGCAGGATTGGGTAAAGTTCCGCAGCAATATGTTCGATGGCGAATTTGTGTATAACGTGTCGCGTGAATTTGTGGCGAGTTGTGAGATTCCAATGCTGGTCCTGATGGGGACCGACGTCTTCCATCCAGAAGTAACATCAAATCCATCATCCTGTCCTGAGAATGCTGAATCTGGTTCGTTGAATAATGCTTCTGATCCAGTCTGAGACTTGAATCTAGATCTCATTGCGAAGATAAGTCCTGTAGGACCATTCATTGGTTGTACACCAGCTAAATCGTATGCCACCAAGTTAGGCATTGAACGACGAATTAGACTGATTAATACTGGGTCGAAACCAGCAACAGGACCAGCTGCAGTTGCACCAGCAGAGAAACCTGCTGCACTACTTGTTGAACCAGTGTTAACTGTTGGCTGTTCTGAAAGGAATGATGCTTCCTCTCTTAATTCTTTTTCTTGGTTTTCTAACAGGATAGCGGTGACGTTTCTTCTATGAGCGTCTTTGATTGGATCAACTCCGTCATAATCGAGGATTGGTCCCCACTTTTCCTGCAAATGTTCTGTGTTATACATTTGCATTTGAAATTTACCTCTTACGGTTTATTGTTTGAATAAATGTTAAATTCACTTCTTCGCAGCTCTGGATAAGATATCCAAATAGGCTTGCATTCTAGGGGCAACATCTTCTGATGGTACCTCATCTGTTGAAACCTCTTCTGATAAATTCTCAGAGGTGCTCTTTGGAGCACTAGTTTTACTTGGGAAATAAGATTCCTTCAGTGTTTCTAGTTTCTCACGATAGTCTGTCTCACTTTCAAACTCAACATTTTCGGCAAGAGTAGCGAGTTTTTCCTTCTGAGTGTCTGCAAGACCTTCAGATACAGCAGCGAAAACGCCATCTGCATTGGATTCTGCCAATCTACGATTTAGAGCAACGTTGCGATCAATTTGCTCATTGAGTTTTGATTCCATTTCATCAAGTTTATCTACCATGCTATTAAGTACATCATATTTGTCTTCAGGGATAGTTACATAATGTTCTTCAAATAGTGACTTCATACCTTCTAAGAAGGATTCAGTCATTTCTGTTTTGAGTCCTGCTTCCACTTGGAGCTGGTTCTCTTGCATCCACTCGTCTGCAACATACTCAAGATAAGCATCAACTCTTTCTGTTAATCCTTCCTTGATTTTGTCTAGTTCCTCGACAAGTGCAGTTGCATAAGACTCTTGTAATTCTTCTTTGATTTCTGCAACCTTAGATCTGATTGCACCCTCAAAAATAGTTCTTGCTTTGCTTTGGAACTCTTCTGAAAGTTCTTCACCTTCGAGTAGAGCTTGAACATCTGCTTCGATGTCAATTGTCTCTTCCTCTTCGATGACTTCTTCTTCAGAAGTTTCTTCTTCAGCAACTACTTCATCAGTAGTTTCTGATTCTTCTTCAGCGACTACTTCATCTGTAGTTGCTTCCTCTTCCTCGATAACTTCCTCCTCTGTTTCTGCCTCTTCTGCTTTCATAGCTTTGGCATTAACAACATCTTTCACTTGTGCAAGTGTAAGTGCAGGATCTTTCAGCTTTGCTGAATCGTCATCAGGTTTATAGTTTTCTGGTGTAGGACCACCAAGATCCTCTACTGGGATGCCTGATGAGGGCATAGGATCAGCTTTTGCTGCACCTTTGGTGACTACATTTTCTTCGATGTTTTCCATTTAGTGTAAAAAGTTACCGTGGATTTATTAAAATTCGTAAGAATCTATACTTATTTATAGATCTTTTACATTTAGAGGTTATTTAGAAAATCTTGGAACAGACTAAGTTTCTTTTCCTCTAATCTTTTTTGTGTGACAAGTGTATTAATTGTCCTTTGAGTTTTTTCTGCAAGTTCTTCACGAAGAGAACCTCCTTCCCAAACCCACTCTTTTCCTTCCATAATTCCATTCACAAAAGCGTCTGGTGCGGAAGGGTCTGCCACTATATCGGCAGCGGTTGCTAATTGAAAATCTTCTCCAACCATTTTACAACCATTACTACTTTCTCTAAGTGATCCAACACCACGAGAAGAGACTCCAAGTTTGACTCCTTCATCTAGCAATGATGATGCAATCTTACCCATTGGAGTAGATAGCAAAGTCGCTTTTCCTCTAAAATTATTTCCTTCTCTTACGAGCGAGGTAATTTTGTGGGATACACGATCTAAGTTGACTGTAGGACCTTCTGGATGACCAAGTTCACCAAGTGCTCTACCTTGAGAGATAAAAGTTTTATTGTATCTTCTGACTTCATTTTCAAGAATATCAACAGGATACATTCTTCCATTACGATTTTTGATACCACCTTGAAGAAATACACCTTCAATACAAAGACGTTTTTTGCCTTTATATTTTTCAGTGATAAATTTTACTTGTGAGACTTCTTCTGTGATAAGTTTCATTATTCGTCCTCTTCAGTTGGTTGTTCATCTGATACTTCTTCTTCCTCTGGCACTTCAGCATCAAAAACTGAAGATGCAATTTCAGGTTTAAAAGCATCAATACGAGCAGCTGCTTTTGCCATTAATGCATCTTTTATTTTATCAGATACATCACTAGCACTAGCGTCTGTCGCAATCAAATCCACTAATTCTTCCATAAGATTAATTTATAGCAATATGTTTATTTATATCTCGGCTGTTTTAGTATCTTTTTGATACTCTGCATCAGTTACTTGTCCCTCTGCATCTAGATTTTCATCTTGAGGAACTTGACCGAGATCACCACCACCTTCTTGTGGTAATGGCTCTCCTGTAAATGGATATACTTCTGATGGATTTGGTAGAATACCTTTCTGTATTTCATCTTCAATCTGCATATCAATCTCTTCAATTTCTTGATCTGTCTGACGTAATACTCTCTTTCTTACAAACTCAGTCGAATAATACTTACCAATATAAGGTTCAATCTGTGCAAGATTACCTAGACGACCTTGTATCATTTCAGTTTCTTTGAGTTCTGCAAACTGATTATCATATAAGAAATCATATTGAATATGATCTTCCATCTTATTCCAGTCTTCTGGAGTTACAATATTCTTTAATATTAACTGAGTTTTCAGCATATCATTAAACATTGCAGCAAAACGTTTTCTTAAACGACCTACAAATTTAGCAAATTTAAGTTCATCTCTAAGTATTTCTGATGAACGACCTAAGTTAAATCCACCTTCAGCAGCAATTCTTGATTCTGGAATACCTAATGCACGATATAATTTTTTCTGGAAGTATTCAATATCAGCAAGTTCTCCAAGATTTTGTCCACCTGGTAGAGTTGTGATTTCGGTTCCTCGACCACCTTCTCTTCTTGGCAACCAAAAATCTTCCATCATACTCATAAATTTACGGTCATCACGAACTTCTCCAGTTTGTGCATCGTAAACGAGTTTATTACGATAGCGACTCATCACTTCTTTTAGATATTGCTCTGCCTTTACTTTTGGAAGATTACCAACGTCAATATAAAATATTCTTCTTTCTGGTGCCCTTGATAATCTGTAAATAACAAGACTATCTTCAATCATTCTTAATTGATTTAATGCTTTAATTGCCTTATGCATATATGATAAGACAGTTCCTTTGTTACGATCTACTAAGCCTGAACTACAGTAAACAACTGAATCTTTTGCAATCTTTACCGATCCTCTCTTAGCACCAGATCCAGCAACCATACCAGAATTATAATTTGGTTTTGCTGTATATAAAAAGTATTCTTCTATTTCTGGTTCATTAACACCCTCTGCTCCTCCTTGAGACCCTACTTGTATTTTTGTTCTGGGATCCTCTTTTTTCTGCTGACGATCAAGATATGTTATCTGCCAAGAGCGGTCTATGGTATGAAACCAACCCACAGAGAGGTCGTGCAAATAACTCTGTGGTTATTATGCGTCATAGAATCGACAA